ACCATCAATAGATGTAGGTAATACAAACTCAGTACCAAATGGCGTTTGTTTTCTTATCTGCGCGTTTGTAGGTGTAATAGCTTGGTTAAGATATGTAGGTACATATAGCTCATCTGACAGCGTAAAGATCTGTAAATCACGATTTGACCTCATGTATCTTATTTCATTTACGTCACCTGTGGCTGCAACTAAATTTATAGCATCAGTATCATCTGCCTCACCAACATCGTAGTTAAAGAACTCACCTAATTGACTCATAAATATTGTGTCTGGTTCTGCTATTGTACCAGCAAAACATAGTCTATTTTCATGAAATGTAACTGCTGCTGGGTATCCGCGCAATGCAGAGAAAGATTGTTCATCCCATCTTGTAGTCGTTGCGTTGGAGCTAATTTTAACAAAACCACCACCATCTTCGGATGCATTTGCATTAGTGCTACTAACAATAGTATATGTATTTTCGTCTAAAATTTCTAATACTGATTTAGTTCCATTTATATTACTTGCATTAATGCCGCCAACAGCTACAGCATCTGCAACTACAATAGTAGCACCACCTGTTATCCCATGATCTATATGCGTTACTTCAATAACATTTGAACCATCTCTAGTACGCAATGGGTTTGAAACTGTAAGCCTAGTAGATAACTCTCTTATAATAGTACCAGTAGCAATTGTTGATGATGTTACTGAATCTATTCTTATTTCATTTCCACCATATCTTAATACAACATTGTTATGTTTTCCTGTTGTATCAAAGTAAGGAGAGCTAACGGTTAGCGTTCTACCACTACCTTCAGTATATGTACTTGCTGTTAATGTTTGATTGGTACTATGAAAAACACTGTATGGTTGATATGTATCTTTATTGTCATAGCTTGTATCAAAGCTGTATACACTAAGTTCAAATGTTGTAAGTGATGTACGTGTAAGCATACGCGGTGCAAACAATGGGTGACATATAAACATAACATCACCATATTGCGCGGTGTTATACTGATGTAAGTAATCTTTATCAAACGGCAGCACATTGCTTTGTGTGTCTTGTGTAATTGTAGCTACTAAACTTAAATTATTATTAGCAGTAATCCTCCAGCACAGTATATATGCTTCACCAATACCAATTATATATTCTTCGTTATCGTCAAATATAAACGGAGCTAAATATAATTCTTTGTTTGTTTGTGTATTTTTATAATGAAACTTAGCACCATGCCGCTTCTTTACAGCACCTTCTGGCAATACAATCATATTTTCTAGGCTTTGCGCAGACGCAGCATAGATAGGACTATCAGTCCTCATTACAGTATTGTCACTTATTTCGCCGTACTGAAAGCTATTCTGTGGTATTCTTACTTTCTGCATTAGCTACGCCTTTGTGCTATAAACCTTGATGTCATTAACTTGCGTGTTGTCTGTTGTTGCGAGTCAAGTCGTCTGGCTTTTATCATCTGTCTTTCAGCTTGTTGATCCATCATACTACCTAAAGAAGCATCTCGCGCTATAGATATTGATAGCATTGCAGCTACTTGAAACTCTACAGCTAGTGTAAAGTAAGAAGGCCAAGAAGATTCGCTGGCTCTGTATATATAATCTGCAACAACAACTTCTTCTGTGGTTGTATCGCAATATACTTTATCGCCATATGTGTCATATATTATTGGATCGTCATTAACTGTAACCGCACTAAGCATAAGAAGATCTGATGGCATTTGGTATGCCGCATCATATCTGCTTGTAGGTGCTGCAGCTAATCTGTTTAATACTTGTTGGTTAGTTGCAAAACGCCAGCGTGTACTTGTCAACGCGGCTCTTGCTATGTCCTCATACATTGCGTCAACTACATCAGCCTCGGCTGTACCTTCATCAAATGATGAAATAGGAGAACCGCCCATAAGGACGGAAGCGCGTGAACATACTTTTATTGGTGTATTTGCTGGCATTTCTTCAACCTATATATTGGAGTTAAAGGGGGCCGAAGCCCCCTAAAATATTAGTTGTTGTCAAGAACTTCGTAAACGCCATTGTTGTCGATTACGACTGAACCCATTGACATCATTGATGTAGCTAGGTGTGCAACCTTTTGTGGTACATAGTTAAGCTCTGTTTGAACATCAGAGTTAATACCGATACCAACTGATGATGTATGGTATGCAAAGTTTTTACCACCAGCAACAGCAGACGTTGAGAAGATCTTAAATCCTAAGAACTCTTTCATTGTCATACCACCAGCAAATGGTAGGCTTTGTGGCCCAACATAATCACTTGATGCGAACTCGTTAATGTTAAACAAGTCAGTGTATCCAGCTGGTGACATAGCAATATAACGCTGTCCGTCTTCTGGAATGTCAGCTGTACCCATTGTTTCAAACAATGTTAGTAGGTCAGCTTTCACTAATGCGCCACCTGTGTCAGCGATTTGCGTTGAGTTTGCACCAGCATCCATAGCTGCTGTAATTAACTCATCTGTTTTGCGGCCTAATGCAGCAGCAGCAGATTGAGCTACAACTTGACGCTCATTGATGTTGATCTTTAATTCGTCCAACTTATCAATGTATTCCGCTGCGTAGTAGTCAGCCATTGTGACTTCTACGTTAGTGTGCGCTAGTTCCATTGCTGTAACATCTCCGTTACGAGTCTTGGTTGACGCTGTGCCTGTTCCGATTTTCTGGAATCTTGCCACTGATGCAGATACATTTGTTGAACGTACTGTGTTGCGAAGCTTAGAACCCATGCGTTGATACGCCATGTGGACTTCAGTTTCGAACTGCTTAATAAAAGCTTGGTCGATAGTATTAGCCATTTTCTTTTCCTAAATATAAAGTTTCGGTTACTCGGGTATCCGTTCCTTCACATCGACAAGGGTATCCAAATGGGCCTTTCAGTGCATCACGGGCCGTGATGTTTCACTATAAGCACTTTTTTGTGGGGAAATGCAACGCACAAAATCAACATAGTGATTAGAATTAAACTCAGTTACACCTATTGCTTCGAAGCCTAACCATGCTGCCCAATCCAACATAAACTGGTGATCACTCAATATACGCATACACATTTCGTCCTGTGTTCTATCAAAAAATGTCACTAACATACGTGATCCACGCGCTATAGATGTAAAGTTTTTCTTAATATTCTTAGAAAACATTGCAAAAAACTGCGGTGTTTCTCTGCCATCCTCGTACCAAAGCCCAGATATTGCAGTAAATACCTCACCTTCTTTGCGTACTAAGTAGCAATCAGAGTATTTCATCATCTCTTCAATACATTCTCTGACGTTATGATAGCCAAGGAGATTTATCTCCCTGACATTTTCTGGACTCAAGTTGGCAATTACTTCTTCAACATGGTCTTTTGTAAATGGCGTTAGGTAAAAATTACCACGCTTTATTATCTTAGCTTCCATAAAGCTTCTTAAAGCCAGCTTCTACTTGCCGAACAAATGCAGGGTCATTCTTACTCCAGTACCTAGGATCTTGCATCATTTCCTTTAGACTATCCTCTGTAATACCAGCAGCAGGGTTTGCGTCCCCAGCAAATGCACCATCTTTCATAGCTTCTTGTATAGCCTCCATAGCAATAATACCTTCATGCGTTTCAAACATACGCTCTATTGCTGGCATAGTCTCACTAGGGAAAAACTTAGTAGCGAACATAGATGCCGCTTCTATCCGCTGATCTGAGTTTTCCCCTAGTTTTGCAGCTTCAGCATCGAGATCAGGAGCAGACCCATCTAATGCTTGAAGATACATCTCAATACCTTTTTCAAACTTATCTTGACCAAACCCATTGTCGTAAGATTGTTCAGCCCACCACTTGAGTAGCTCGTTATCAACTGCTTCTTCATCATCTACAAAGTCTGGTAATGCATATTCACCAGCAGATGCAGGGCGATCAGCGTTTTTCGTAGCGTCAAACTCTTCTTGAAACTGCGCACGTAAGTCTTCTTCTTTAGTACCTAGCTTAGACTCTAGCTCTTTATATGCTTTAGCTAAGTCTTCGCCACTCTTGTACTTTTCTGGCAACCATTCTGGTCTATCTGGGGCTGTGTCTTCAGCAACTACAAAGTCACGCTCCTCTGTTTCACCATGTGTAGACTGCTCTGATTCTACTGGTATGTCATTCATTTGTTTTTACTCCTATGTGCATGTGATACTCGACGCTCTAAAAGGCCAACGATATAACGCTGACCTTCATGGTGTCGTAGTTCTTCTGTGGTCACATTAGGCCCATGTACCATTTCAATAGTAACTGAACGCAAATACTTTAAGACAGCCTCACCAGCAGGGGTACTAAATGTTTCAGCAATATTCTGGCTAATTTCTAAATCTTGACTCGTAGCCCTTTGATAACCATCGACTCCGATATTAACTTTGCTGCTCAATCATTTCACCCTGTTGTTGTTGCGCTTGTTGTTGCGCCATTTGTTGCGCTAATGCAGCTATTTGTTTACGCTGTTCTTCATCGCGAATCAAGCTTTCAGGAACGCCAAACTTTTTAGCTAGATGTATAGCTGTTTGTTCGCCATCAATAAGTAGCTGCAACATCTCTGGCCCAAATGTACCAGCAACCATCTCTAGGAAGCGACCAACACTAGAAATATCTTGGTTAGATTGCGCTTGAGCTAGCGGAGAAACAGAACGTATCTTAACTTCACGTCCATTTACTGTAGGT